TAATAAAATATATATAGAATATAGAAATTCAAAATATGAAAATCGGTTTTGGATATTTAAAAAGTAGTTTTATCTTTGTGGCATGAAGAAATATTTAATAGTTGCACTTGCGGCATTCACCATTGAGGTGGCTTCGACTATGTACATAGCTACTGTAGCAGACAGAAGCGTTGCGATGATCTTTTGGGCTTTCGTTGGTCCCTTTCTTGGGTTGCCATTTATCGCTTATCAGATTGAGGCAAAGAATTGGTCTGACAGGATAAGGTTGGCATTAGTCTCCGGAGTTGGTTATGCGTTAGGTGCGCTATTGGTATATCTGATTAACATTTCTTAAAATTAAATCAAATTTATTATGTTTGACAGTACAGGCTATTCACCCAAGGACTTGGTCTTTGGAGAGAAGGGGCGCAACAAGTTGATTGATGGCATCACTAAGATTGCTGATGCAGTAAAGAGTACCCTTGGCCCAGGGGGCAATACGGTGTTGATAGAGTCACCGCATCACACACATGGTATCACGGTTACAAAGGATGGGGTTACAGTTGCCAAGGCTGTTGACCTGTTTGATCCGGTAGAGAACCTTGCGGTTAGGATGATGAAGGAGGCAGCTGAGCGTACCGCTACCAGTGCAGGGGATGGGACGACTACCTCAATAATCCTGACGGAGGCTATGGTCCTTGAGGGGACTAGGTTGCTAACGCCTGACTTGAATCGCACTGCGGTGCTAAGGCATTTGCATACTATGTGCAATGAGGTGGTCAGTCAGTTGTCGGCAAAGGCTAAGAAGGTGACGAGTAAGATGATTGCTGACGTGGCTACAATATCAGCGAATAATGACAAGGAGATAGGGCGAATCATCGCTGAGGTGTATAAGGACATCGGGAGAGATGGCATTGTTACTGTGGAGAAGAGTCAGACCCATGAGACGTATGCTGAGACCACCAAGGGCCTAAAGATTGACAGGGGCTATCTGTCAAATATGTTCATCAATGACCAGAAGAAGGACGAGTGTGTATTTGAGGATGTGATGGTATTGGTATGCGACATTGAGATAAGTAATATCTTGCAGATTGAGAACATATTAAAGCCGATCATTACTGAGGGTAAAAAGTTACTCATCATATCGCCATGCAGTGTGAACGTGGTCAATACCCTTGCGGCCAATGTCGTAAAGGGTAACGTCAAGGTCTGCGCTATTGCTCCGCCTAACTTTGGGTATAAGCAGCACGAGCTGATGCAGGACATCGCGATAAGTGTTGGGGCTAACTACTTCAGTGAGAAAACAGGTGACGACTTGTCGCTCATCAACTATGGCGACTTAGGCCATGCGGCAAAGGTTATTGTCTCATCTGACAAGACTATCCTACTCAAGTCAAATGCGAGAGCCAAGGCTGAGCAGGTTGACGAAAGGGTCAAGCAGCTATGGGCCGCTCATGCTATGGCAAAGCGCAAGGCTGACAAGGACTTCATCTTGGAGCGCATCGCTTCATTGACCGGTGGTATCGGTGTTATATATGTCGGAGGTAATACTGACCTGGAGCAAAAGGAGCTGTATGACCGAGTTGACGATGCAGTATGCGCTGTTAGATCTGCTTTGGAGGAGGGTATCCTTCCAGGTGCCGGCAAAGCACTCTTCGAGATTGACCATAGTAAGCTGTTGGGTGACCCTCAAAATCATGAGCTGAACGTGGCGTGGCATATCATGGACGCAGCGCTTGAGGCCCCAATCAAACAGATACTAAAAAATGTCGGGCTTAACTTTGAGGAGGTGTATGAGTTCTTTACTCCTGAGGGATATGACAAGGTGCCTGACGGACATGGGTACAATGTCAAGACCGGTGAGTTCGGGGACCTCATCAAGATGGGTATCGTTGACCCACTCAAGGTCACAAGGAGTGCGCTGCAAAATGCAGTAAGTGTGGCATCAACAATTCTTAGCACTAATGCCATCATCACAATGGGTAGGAGCTTTGAGATTTCTAACGCTAAACAATAAGACCAATGCTTAATACACTAGCTAAAAATATCTACGAGGGGAATAAAGCCAGAGGATTCTGGGATAATGAGCGCAATATTGGCGAGACGCTCATGCTTGTCGTTACAGAGCTTGCTGAGGCACTCGAAGCGCATCGGGCAGGGAAACTATGCACCTACGGGGACAAAATGGCTTACGCGGAGTCTGACGACACCACACAGGCATTTAAGCATCACATCAAGGACAGCTTTGAGGATGAGATAGCTGACGCTGTTATTCGACTGCTTGATATGTGTGGTGGATTTGGTATTGACATAGACTTCCATGTGACATCAAAACTCATGTACAATGCATCAAGGCCATACAAGCATGGTAAGAAATATTAGTTCATTTTTAAAACAAATTTCACAACATGAAGCATTCTTTGCATTCCTCTTTTTACCCACACATTGACGCACATAAATTTACTACTGTAGTAAAAAAGCTCAGACAGTTTTTTGACAACAAAGGTCTCCTTGAGGTGCATACGCAAAATAGGTTGAGCATATTGGCGGCCTGCGAGAATCCGCATAGCATTGCTAAGTTTACATACAACCACAATGTCTATCCGCTACCGCAGACTGGGCAGATGTGGCTTGAGCATGAGCTGCTAACACAACCACAAGAGAAGGGGTTTTACTGCTTGTCAACGAGCTACCGCAATGAGGAGGCGCCAATTGAGGGTCGCCACTGCATGATCTTCCCAATGTTTGAGTTTGAGTTCCATGGCACGATGACCGAGCTAGCGATAGTAGAGACTGAGCTGCTTGAGTATCTTGGTTTTAAAACACCTGCTATCAGAAACTATGAGGACGTGTGCGATGAGTATGGGGTCAGCATCATTGAGAATGACACAGAGACAAAGCTATACCATGACGTATCTGACGCAGTGTTGTTAATGAACTTCCCAGAGCGCACCAATCCATTTTGGAATATGGAGAGACATGACAATGGAACAGCTAAGAAAATTGACGTAATCCTCTGCGGTCAAGAGACGATTGGGTCTGCTGAGCGCAGCTGTAATCCTGAACAGATGAAAAAGAACTTCTTTACCATCGAGGATGGCAAATACGCTGAGAAGTTATTCGAGCTTTTTAGCTACAATAGAGTAATTGATGAGCTTGAGGAGTTCCTACAAAATAAATTTATCCCACGAGTAGGGGCCGGTATTGGTATTACCAGACTCATCAGAGCCATGGAGATAAATAAATTGATTTGATTTTGGTTTTGGAAATGTTTGGGGTTGGGGAAACTCAGCCCCTTTTTGTCTAATTAAATTTAATCAAATATGAGATATGCAATATTTTTATTCCTGTTTACTGCGGCATTTCCCCTTTTCAATCCGATTGAGAAAAAGAAGGAGATACAGTATCGGGAGGAGCCGGTACAAGAGATTATTGAGGAGAAGAAGACGCTAGACTACTCTATCAATAAAAAACCAAAGGCTGAGTGGAACGAGGTAGATTGGATGGCGAAGATGCTAATGTCAGAGACACCTGACTCAACTGACGTAGAGGGGCTTCGATACATGGCCATCTCCGCAGTCGTCAGAGCAGAGATGATGAAGTCGAATGTCATCAAAGCAATAACATATCCAAGAGCCTATAGCGGTGTGAATCTAGAGAGCTATATCTGGTGGAGAGCTGAGCCAACAAGTATACACAAAGCAATTGCGTGGGACTTAGTAGAGAATGGTCTCAGAGAAAGCGATCCAAAAATCTATGCATTCTGCAATATGAGCATCATCTCCGAGAAGAATAGGAGATGGTTTAGAACACTAAAGTTCTATAAAAAAATCGGAGAGGTAACATTTTTTCTTTTACCATAAATCTAATCTAATGCAACCAATAGGAAAGTACATAGTCGTTTCGTCAATTGACGAGGAAATTAAAACAGATTCCGGCATCATCCTTTCAGGAGACGATGCCAGTCAATTCAGATATAAAAAGGGTAAGGTAGTAAAACCTGGCACTGACGTATCTGTGATAAAAGAAGGGGACGTTGTCTACTACGACAAGGGATTCTCATTCACGATGATCATCAATAACGAGCAGCATACAATCATTCGGGAGACCGACGTCGTTGTTGTTTGTTAAAAGCATTCATTTCAACAATCATATCTTTGTAAACCTTCTCGCTATACTTAGCTTTCCTTTTTAGGAAGATAGGGTTATTACATTTTTGCACAGGGATGTCTTCTCCATTTAGCTTTCTGTAAAGGTCAGCAATGAGAAGCTTCCCTTTGTCGCTCATTTGGTATATAACTGCTCTTCCTCGACCTTTCTTTCTGAAGATTTCAAACCATCCATCATCAAGTAATTTTTGAAATCTCTCCCTATTCCAAGTCAATATTCGATTAAATTCATCAAATCTTTCTCTGGTAAAGTACCCTTCAGAGTACATGAAGATTAAAACATCTAACTCTGCCTGCGATATTTTGTGTTTTGCTTTGAAGTACTGACGTATTACCTTGTAATATTTCAGATAATCTCTGGGTGGTGTAGCCATTTTATTAAATTTTATTAAATTTTATACAAATATAATCAGGAAAACTTATTATATTTGACCGAAATAAAAAAATATTCACATGGCAGACGATAAAAAAACTAAAGAAAAGCCTGTTTCTGGTAGTATAGACTTGGCTAAAAAGCTGAATGATATTACATTCAGTAACAAGCAGGTCAAAATGATTACTGAAATGCAGGCTGAAAATAGCAGGCTCAAGGAAATGATGGGAAGAAAGAAAAGTGCGCAAGCAAGTATGCCAAGAATAGCAGGTTTAGCAACATTAGGGAATCAATTTAAAAATCAATAACATGAAAAAGACAGCATCAACTCCGAATTTACCTTCATCTTCTCGTATGCAAATGGCGGCCGGTGGCGACAAAATGGCTCCAATGGCTAAAAAGGCTGGCAAAGCTGGTGCCACTACCAAGATGATGAAAGGAGCTTCTAAAAAATCAATGCCTGCGAAGAAAGGCTACTAGTATGAAGCTAGAAACTCAAAAGTTTATGGGTAAAAACCAACTTGTGGAAAGGCTTTCAGCGCAAGTTGGTTCCATAGACCGAGCAAAAGCAATTTTAATCAAGCGTGGTGACATGAAACCTGACGGAAAGACACTCACAGCGAAAGGAATGAAGCGAAATGCAATGACTGCAAGCGAAAGAGCGGTAGATAGAGCGGCAAAAGCGTCAGGTAAACCAAAATCAGACTACAAATACAACCCATTAACAAATAGAGCAACCTTAAAAAAGTAAAAATATGGCTAAGTCAAAGAAACAAGAGGTCGTAGAGGATGAGGTGATCGAGCAACCTGTAGTATCTGAAGAGGTACAAGAGGAAAAGGTAGAGGAACCCAAGCAAGAAGAGGTGCATCCTCACAAAGTAGGACTACAATCAAGAGACTATAGAAGCAAATATGGCAAATAAAGCGACAATGAAATGCAATAGCCCTAAATCATCAGACCGACCAGGTAAAAAGATGATGGTTAAGGCTTGCTCCGGTGGGCAAGAGAAGCTTTTGCACTTCGGTGCCAAGGGTTATGGTAACAACTACTCCGAGGCAGCTAGAAAAAGCTTTAAAGCAAGGCATAAATGCGATACAGCAGATGATAAGCTAACGCCAAGGTATTGGGCTTGTAAAAAACTATGGGCAGGCCCTGGTGGTAGCACAATAAGTAACCCTAAAGGTAGACAAGGTAAGTACTAATGAAGGACAGTTGCTATAAAAAAGTAAAAGCACAGTACGATGTGTTCCCATCGGCAAGAGCGTCACAGGCTATAGCCAAGTGTCGCAAGCAGTCAGGTAATGTCGTTAAGTCCGAGAAGGGTACAAGCATAAAGAGATGGGAGAAAGAGAACTGGGTTGACACAAAAACGAATAAGCCTTGTGGGGCAGGAGGTAAAAATGAGTATTGCAGGCCAACAAAGAGAGTATCTGCACAGACTCCAAAGACGAAGAGCGAGATTAGCCCTGCAAAACTAGAGAGTAAGAAAAGAGAGAAGTCAATTGTGGGTATGGGTAACAGAGTAAAAAAAGTATAGCTATGAGCATAATGACAAAAAGCAGAGGTATAGGTGATACTATTGAAAAAATCACAAAAGCTACCGGTGTAAAAAAAATTGTCGAGGTAGTATCAAAAGTTACAGGAGAAGACTGTGGCTGTGAACAAAGAAGAGACGCATTAAATAGATTATTTCCATATAATAATAACAAATAATGGCAAACGTAAGAATCCAACCAAGCAGAGCATTGGCAATTGTAAAATCAAACAATGCTGACATACCATATCCGGCAGTAAATACAAGTGGTACTTCAGGTGCTGTTGTTGCAAACTATCTAGTTGATGCGACTAAGGATTTTCAAGCATTAAATGTTTATCCTGGTGATATTGTTTATAATACACAAACAGGATTAGCTGCTACAGTTACAGAAGCAGCAGTTACAGGTGCAACAGATAGAGTAAAGCTTAATGCTGACATATTTTTAGCTGCCAATACCTATGTTATTTACCAATCAAGCCCAATGGCAGGAGGTCAGAATACAGGAGCTATTCTGTATGTTGGTGTGGCTGGGGATATTGTAGTTACAACAGCAGGGAATGACATTGTTACATTTAAAAATGCTTATGGATTTATGCCAATACAAGTATTAAAACTATGGGACACTTATGGTGCAGATTCAACATCAGCAACTGACATATTGGCTCTTTGGTAAAATATAATAAAATGACAACAACATTAACAACAACAACTATGTCTATATCAGGAGGAGGAGCGCCATCAGCTTCAATGATACCCTATAATAATACTATTTCAGGGTTGACAGCTACAAATGTTCAAAGTGCTATTGACGAATTAGCGACTGAGTTTCTTTATACAGTTGAGCTTGTAGATGCACTTACAGTTGATTTTTATGCACCTTACGATCTAAAAATAAATACTATAACTAATATTTTTAATGCACCTGTTATAACTATACAAGATGATGGGGTAGCCTATGTGTTAACTAATACAATTATAAAAGGAAGTAAGATTACCGTTACAGCATCAGTCGCTGGAGCTGTAAATCTTAATATAACAAAAGCATAGTTATGAATACTACATATATAAAAGCAACAGCAGCAGGTGGCGGTACTACACTTAGCACGGCACAGCTAATGAAAACAGGGCAAACAACGTCTTACAGAACGGGCGATGATGGCGATTTAGAATCAGGTCGAAATGTTGATTTTTTTACACTTGCTGAAAATAATCCTTTTGGGAATACAAATAGATTTACTGATGAATTAGGCGGTCAGACTTATACAAATAATATTGTAATTGATTGGTCAACTTATAATGGTAGTACGGTTTTGGGGTGGAGAAGGACGGCACTTACTGCGAGTATAGTTGTTTGGACAGCAGCAATAGATGGAGCATTAGCAGTAAGCATAGGAACATTTACAACAGGTTGGAGATTGCCAAACATTAACGAACTATATAGTATAAAACAAATAAAAAATACTATTAATGTTTTAAACTATGCCCCTTTTAATTTAATACCTGCAATAGTAGGTGCTTTATGGTCATCTACAAAAGAGGCAGGAAGCACGACAAATTCTTTAAGGTTAATCACAACGGTTGGAACAATAGACTCACAAGGGTCCGCAACAAGTGCAAATTACATTCCCTGCCGCACTTTTACAGTAACAGGAACAACACTTTCATAACATAAAAAAATAATAAAATGACATACAAGTTTCCACAATTTCAAGTCGAAATTACAGACCCTGCAATTAGTATAAACCTTAACACAATTTCAGATAAGGCAATTGATAAACTTTTGGGTGTTGATGTTCTTTTAAATACCAATTATGCCTCTTTTGGCGTGCGTGCTGAAAATATGCCTTATACCGACACTTGGGACGATGCAGATGTACCCGATATGGTTAATGTTTGGTTAGCTCAATACGCTATTTAATATATGGGAGTTTATATTAAAGCAAGAACAACTGCTCCACCTCTTGACCCTGATGCGCAGGCTTTCATTACGGCAGCAGGCATAACAGATAATACGCAAAAGACTGCGATAAATACTTTAGTAGTTAGTCTTAAAGGCTACGGTATTTGGACTAAGATGAAAGCGATATATCCCTTTGTTGGCGGTACTGCTACTACGCATAAATGGAATTTAAAAGACCCACAAGATACTAATGCAGCTTATCGACTTTCTTTTATAGGTGGATGGACACATAGCAGTACAGGTGCAACTCCTAATGGTGTAAATTCCTATGCTAATACATTTTTAATTCCTAATTCTGTTTTAATTCAAAATAGCACTCACATTTCATATTATAGTAGAACAAATAGCAATTTAACAGAAGTTGAAATTGGTGCAGCAAATGGACCTAATGCAACTGATAATAAATTAGTTTTAGAAATTAGAACAAGTGGAGTTACTTATTATAATATAAATTCAACAAATATTTACTTGCAAGCTTTAGATACTGATTCAAGAGCATTTTATATTGGTAATAGAACAGCTTCAAATGTTGTAAACGGATGGCGTAATAGTTCTAAAATTGTAACAGGTACAACAGCATCAACAACTCCTTCAACTGCAAATGTATATTTAGGTGCTTTTAATAGAACATCTTCGGTTGCAGTATATTCAACAAAACAATGCGCATTCGCATCATTGGGCGATGGCTTAACGGATACAGATGCAGGTAATTTGTACACAGCTGTTCAGACATTTAACACAACTTTAGGCAGACAAATATGATACAAGTAGGACTTTTAACAGAATCGCAAAAAAATGAGCTTGTCGGTCAGCTTTACGATGAGGATAGTTTTTTTAATCCCATAACTGACCTATCAGACAACTGGATAATTTCAGTTGAGGAAATGGAATTTTGCGTAAATCCTGAATTTCAATGGGTAAAAACCTTACCTTTGATTGAATATAAACCTAAACCATCGCCACCATTTCCACCAGTAGAATAATGAAAGCATTTCAACAGATACTTAAAGACAGAGGATACTACAGCGGTGCCATTGACGGCATAATCGGTCCTCTTAGCCTTGCAGGAGCCAAGCAATGGATTGATGCGGAGATGAATATCAGAGGATGGGTTAAGCCTGTCAATGACCTTGTATGGATTCGTACAGACCAAAGCTTCGATAATAAGTTTTCAGATTACTGCATTAGGTTCAATAATCGAGTCGCTGATATGGTATTTGAATGCACTACTACGCCAGGAGACTATTACATCTTCAATCCGCTCACCGTTGGCGGTATTACAGGTGCAGCAGTAGCTTGTGAGCAACAAGTAATTGGGTCTCATAAATTCATAACATCTCCAAACTGGAAGTCTTTATGGTTAGGTGCGCCTTATTTTATGCAAGTCGGTGCCATTGAGATTTATAGAGATGGTAACAAAGACCGAAAAATTGATAAGGGTATAAAGACTCGTGGTTGGTATGGAATAAACTTTCACAGGATGGGATTAGGAGCTTTTTTGGATAACTGGTCAGCAGGATGTCACGGACCAAAAGATAATATTTGGTTCGAAGCTGTCAAGATATTTAAAAATAATGCATTGTACAACTATACATTAATCGAACTATGAGATGCTTGTTGGATTACTTGATGAGGATGAGAAAACCTACCTATCAAATAAATATTATGAACAGTATAAAAAATTCACACCAATATTAACTATAGATGGTGATTGGGTATTACCTTTGCATCAGATATATGACAATACCGATATTGATTGTTGGTGGGTAAAATATCTCCCAATTATTGAATATAAAATATAATAACCATGATTTTTCTTCAAGCAGAACCACTCCCCTCGTATCTAACATCACTCGCAAATTATGGTGTACTTGGCATTTTTGCCATCCTAATGATCGCCTTAATTTATTTCATGGGTAAACAATTCTTTGTATGGCACAAGAAAAATGAGAACAGGATACAAGAGCTTGAGAAAAAACTTGAAGAATATTTATCAGAAGACAGATCAAAACTTCTAGAAACAGTAGCATCAAATAATCATGTGATAGAGAACAATACGTCAATGATGAAAAAGCTGCTGAATCTTGTTGAAAGAATGGAAAAAGCACACTAATATGAAGCCAAGAAAAAAATTTAAAGACACAAAAGTTGGTAAGTTCCTAACGGAGAAAGCCCCAAAAATCATTCAAACCATCGGTGATGTCCTACCAAGTAATGGGACATTGGGCATTGTGAAGAATTTGATAAATCTATCCGATGAACTGACTGATGAAGATAAGGAAATTGCAAAGAAGGATTTAATTGAAATGGAGCAGATAATGCTCAAGGATAGAGAGTCAGCAAGAAATAGAGAAGTAGAGATAGCAAAACTGCAAAAGATTGATATCCTGTTTTACCTTACAGGACTAGTAGGTCTAGCATCGTTCTGTTTTATGATTTATGCAATCGTGTACCTTACAATACCAACAGATAATAAAGAAGTATGGATCCATCTTATCGGTATCACTGAAGGTATTGTAATCTCAATATTCGGTTATTATTTTGGTAGTTCAATTAAAAGAAATTCAAATTAAATCAAATGGAAAAGAATTACGTTTTACAAGAAGAGCTTGATAAAATTCAAGCAATGAATGCAGAATTTGCTAAAGCAAAGATGGCATTGGGAGAATTAGAGTTAAACAAGCAAGGAATTCTAGGACAGATTAACGCTATGCGCCAAGAGTTTTCTGAATATGAAAGAATGTTAATTTCAAAATATGGCCAAGACTCTGTGATAAATTTACAAACAGGGGAGGTCACCAAAAAAACATAAATAATGGCAAAGATAAGTACATACGCTACTACACCACCTGCTCTTGGTGATATGCTCATTGGCACTGATGTCAATGACATGAACAGCACTAAGAATTTCACTATAGGAAGTTTGTTATCCATCCCTGGATCAACAGCATATGTGCCTTATACTGGTGCCTTATACAATGTTAATTTAGGGGGTAATGACATTACTGCATTAGGATTTATAGTACCTGGTGGGCTAGGAACTGATTTCTTAAAAGCTGATGGGTCACTTGATAATACTTCTTATTTGTCTACATCCACTGCCGCATCAACTTATGTACCATATACTGGAGCAACATCAAATGTAAACTTAGGATTACTTAAACTCACGGCTAATAGTTTAGAGATAACTACAGATGATGTTATAATGCAAGGTATTCAATGCTTCTCTGGTGATTTCTTCGCAATAGGTAGTAATGGATGGTTAAGATCAGGGTTTTTAGTTGACTTTGCTAATAATAATTATTATTTAGGTGATTACCAAATTAACAATAATGGAACATTCATCCATGTTGATGATACTAATCAGCAGATTGTAATAAGTGGAGCAATAAAAACAAATGGGTCTGTAGGCGCTCCAGGAAACATCCTTGTTAGCCAAGGCGCTGCGACTTCTCCAACTTGGGCAGTGCCAGCTTATTTGGTTCCTATTTATGGGTCATTTTATGATACAACAATTCAGGGGACTGCTGGTACAACGCAAGAACTAATGCAGTTTAACTCAACTGACTTATCTTATGGTGTGTCAATTGTAAATGATGCTTTTGGAGATCCTAACGAAATAACATTTGCTCATACAGGAATCTATAACATACAGTTCTCTGCACAGCTTAAAAAGACAGGTGGTGCAGGAGCTACTATTTTCTACATATATCTAATAAAAGATGGAATTGCTGTTCCGAACTCAGCCACAGCAGTAACGCTTGAGAATAATGGGGACTTATTGGTTGCTGCATGGAACTGGTATATTGACATTCCAAGCACTCCATCTTACTGCCAAATAGGGTGGTACGCAAATAATGCTAATGGAGAATTGCATTATGACGCATCACCTGTGGTTGGTATACCAGCTATCCCATCAATAATATTGACAGTTAATAAAATAGCATAATGGATGTAAGGAAGATATCGATAGGTGCTGATTATAAGAACGCAATGCATTATGTTGTCGGACAGAAAGTCTTAGGCGACACCAATGAGATTCATCTTATAAGAAGAGACCAATCGGGAGCTATCCGAATCTACATAGTAAATAAGAAGCAGGAAGTAGTCCTGTGGAAAGAGTTTAATGATACTATTCCAATTTCAATCGAATTTAATATAGATTTTTAATGAAATCACCGACTCAGTTTATAGTAAAGCCTGTAAATGGGAGTCGATATAACAACACAAAAAGCATAGCTGGTGTTGAGTTCATTGTAAATACCTCTGAGGAGGAGTCAAAGTTCTCAAATCGTTATGCTGAGGTTATAGAGACACCTATAGATTACAGCGGTCCAATAAGACCAGGAGATACCTTAATCGTCCACCATAATGTCTTTAAGTTTTACAATGACATTAAGGGTAGACGCAAAAGCGGTAAGAGCTTTTTTAAGGAGGACCTGTTCTTTATTGATGAAGAGCAGTTTTTTTTATATAAGAGTGATGGAAAGTGGCAAGCATATGATAGGTATTGTTTCGTAAAACCTATTCCTGCTGAAGAGAGTTATATAAAGAAACCGTTCACACTTGAGCCTTTGATGGGTACGATGAAGTACCCTAATGAATATTTAAAAAGTAAAGGTGTCAACGAAGGAGATACCGTGTGCTTTGCCCCTAACGGTGAGTACGAATTTGAAATTGATGGTGAAAAGCTATATAGGATGTATGACCATTTTGTGACAATGAAACTTAATCCGGTATGAGCAACAGAGAGCTAAAACTTAAAATAATAAACTCTGGATACAAAGCCATAGAGGAATTGATAAAGGTTGCAGAGGAGAGTATTGTCACCCACGAAGAGGGCGATATATCAGCAGATAAGTTAAAGAATGCAGCAGCATCTAAGAAGTTGGCAATATTTGATGCATTTGAAATACTCAGTAGAATAGAATCCGAGAAAGAATCTCTTGATTATATAGAGAGAGGTATTAGTAAAGTAGACTCAAAACAAGGCTTTGCAGAAAGACGATCAAAATAGACTTTATTATGTCGTGAAGGATCTAATTCCTTCGAATGCGATTACTAATAAAAATAGAGTTCGCTCTTGGCTGTACGGTTACAATGAGCAGTATGACGTTGTCGTCATCTCAAAGAACGGTCAGATAGGCGAGGTTATAAACATCTCAGGGGTAAACATAGCCCTTCCTCCTGCACCAGAGAACTGCCGCAAAAGAAGCGACTCAAAAGCAGAGCAATATTGGGAGCGTGTTCCGGTACCTAAAGAACTTGAGAAGATAAACTCAATCTTCCAATGGAATGAAAAGCCAAACGAGTTCAAAAATAAATGGGTTGATTATATAGAGAATGAGTTTGATTATCGTGAGCAAGGTTATTGGTTCATGAATAATGGAACTCCTTGCTATATCACAGGGTCTCATTATATGTACCTACAATGGTCAAGCATTGACGTTGGTTATCCTGACTTCCGAGAAGCGAATAGGATTTTCTTCTTATTTTGGGAGGCTTGCAAAGCAGACCCAAGATGCTTCGGAATGATATATCTCAAGATAAGACGCTCAGGTTTCTCGTTCATGTCATCCTCCGAGTGCGTAAATCTCGCAACGCTAGCAAAGGACGCTCGCTTAGGTATCTTGTCAAAGACAGGTGCCGATGCTAAGAAGATGTTTACCGACAAGGTGGTCCCAATCAATAACAAGTTGCCGTTCTTCTTCAAGCCAATAATGGATGGTATGGACAAACCAAAGGTCGAGTTGGCGTTCCGTGTTCCAGCATCAAAGATTACCAAGAAGAATATGCATGAGGTCAACAACAATGACATAGTCGGATTGGATACTACTATTGACTGGAAGAATACTGAGGAGAACTCTTATGACGGTGAGAAGCTATTATTCCTAGCTCATGACGAATCGGGCAAGTGGGTCAAGCCAAATAACATTCTGAATAACTGGCGTGTAACGAAAACTTGTTTGCGTTTGGGTAGTAAGATTATAGGCAAGTGTATGATGGGGTCTACCTCAAATGCCTTAAATAAGGGTGGTGATAACTTCAAGTCCTTATACTATGACTCAAATGTAGAGAATAGGAATGCTAATGGACAGACAAAGAGTGGGCTATACGCCTTGTTTATTCCAATGGAGTGGAATATGGAGGGCTTTATTGACAAGTACGGTATGCCTGTGTTCAGGAAGCCTGAGAAGCCAATAGAAGGAGTAGATGGTGGTAAGATATCAAATGGAGCGATTGATTACTGGGAGAATGAGGCAGCGTCACTAAAGAATGATGCCGATGCACTGAACGAGTTCTATCGTCAGTTCCCAAGGTCAGAGTCCCATGCATTTAGAGATGAGAGTAAGCAGGCGATATTTAACCTGACTAAGATATATCAGCAAATTGATTACAATGACTCGTTAATCAAGGAGCAGTATTTGACAAGAGGGTCATTCTCATGGAAAGACGGAATTAAAGACACAAAGGTTGTATGGACTCCAAATAAACATGGAAGATTTTTAATTAGCTGGTTCCCTCCTGCGCATTATGCGAACAATGTGCATACAAGGAATGGAATTAAGCATCCAGGTAATGAGCATTTAGGGTCGTTTGGATGTGACCCATATGACATCTCGGCAGTTGTCGGAGGAAGAGGGTCAAGTGGATCGCTACATGGGATGACAAAGTTCCACATGGATGACGCTCCGGTAAATGAGTTTTTTTTGGAATATATAGCAAGACCACAAACAGCAGAGATATTTTTTGAAGAGATACTTATGGCTTGCGTTTACTACGGAATGCCAATACTTATAGAGAATAATAAACCAAGGTTATTGTACCATTTTAAAAATAGAGGATACAGAGGATTTTGTATGAACAGACCAGATAAGCAGTTGAACAAGTTGACAAAGACAGAGCGAGAGCTAGGTGGTATACCTAACTCATCTGAGGATGTCAAGCAGTCTCACGCTTCTGCAATCGAGTCATACATCGAGAAGTTTATAGGGTTTGATTACACTGGTGCATATAGAGAACCTGACGTAATTGGCAATATGCCATTTACAAGAACACTTGAAGATTGGGCAAAGTTTGATATAAATGACAGAACTAAATTTGACGCTGCAATCAGCTCAGGATTAGCAATTATGGCAAATCAGAAACACCTTTATATGCCAGAAAAGAAAGAATCAAAAATAATTATTAACTTTGCTAGATATACAAACGATGGGTTAACAAGTCAAATAATGAAATGAAAGATATAATCATAGACATACAGTACTCGGACTTCCCTAGCCAATGGGCAACTGACGCAGAGAAAGCATCAGAGAGCTATGGGCTTCAAGTAGGACAAGCTATTCAATATGAGTGGTTTAGAAAGGATGGGACATCTTGCAGATACTACAGCAGATGGAGAGAGTTCCATAAGCTTAGACTCTACGCAAGGGGTGAGCAGTCAGTAGCAAAGTACAAGAACGAGTTAGCGATTGATGGTGATTTATCTTATTTGAATATCGACTGGACTCCTGTTCCTGTTATACCAAAGTTTGTTGACATCGTAGTGAATGGAATGGCTGACAGGCTATTTAAGCCAAAGGCATACGCCCAGGATGCTATGTCATTGGCAAAGCGCAATAAGTACCAAGATATGATAGAGACTCAGATGATTGGCAAGCCAATATTTGAGACGATCCAAAAGTTCACAGGTGCCAATCCATTTGTTACGGACCCGAATACGCTACCTGAGAATGACGAGGAGCTGTCATTGTATATGCAAATAAATTACAAGCCTGCAATTGAGATAGCAGAGGAGGTAGCAATAAACACAATATTTGACGAGAACCACTACTACGACACGAGAAAGCGCTTGGATTATGACATGACTGTACTTGGTATAGCAGTGGCAAAGCACGAGTTCTTGCTAGGAGAAGGCGTAAGGGTTTCATATGTAGACCCAGCTAATGTGGTCTATAGCTATACGGAGGATCCATTCTTTGAGGACTGCTTCTATTGGGGTGAGATCAAAACTGTGCCTCTTACAGAGCTGTATAAAATCAATCCAAAACTAACAAAAGATGATTTACAGAAAATATCCCAATACAGTCAATCTTGGTACGATTACTACAATGTTGCAAGATTCTATGAGAATAGCTTGTTTAGTAGGGACACTTGCACTCTGCTATATTTTAACTATAAGACAACCAAAAAGGTAGTTTATAAGAGAAAGACGACCGATACCGGTTCTGTCAAGATGATACCAAAGGATGATACGTTCAATCCTCCGGCAGAGATGATGGAGGAGGGTAACTTCGAGAAGGTAGAGAAGACCATTGACGTATGGTATGAGGGTGTCATGGTAATGGGTACTAACTACTTGATTAAATGGGAGATGGCCGAGAATATGGTCAGACCAAAGTCATCAACGCAACACGCAATGCCAATGTATGTGGCTTGCGCTCCAAGGATGTATAAGGGTGTTATTGAGTCATTAGTAAGAAGGATGATACCATTCGCTGACTTGATTCAGATAACGCACTTAAAGCTACAGCAGGTCATCAACAGGGTTGTACCTGATGGTGTGTTCATTGACGCTGACGGTCTCAATGAGGTAGACCTAGGTACAGGTGCCGCATATAACCCTGAGGATGCACTAAGACTCTACTTCCAAACAGGTAGTGTTATCGGTAGGAGTTTCACCCAAGATGGTGACTTTAATAATGCTAGGGTGCCAATCACTCAGCTTACGTCAAATTCAGGAGCGGCAAAGACGCAAATGCTCATCGCCAACTACCAACACTATATGGACATGATTAGGACCGTAACAGGTCTTAATGAGGCGAGAGATGGGTCAACACCTGACCCGAACTCTTTGGTTGGTCTACAGAAGATGGCAGCGCTCAACTCAAACACAGCAACAAGACATATCCTTGAGAGTGGTCTATTTATCTACAGGAGACTAGCTGAGGCAATAACATATAGGGTGTCTGACATCTTAGAGTACTCAGACTTCAAAGAGGACTTTGCCATGAGAATTGGTAGGTACAACACATCTATCCTAAACGATATCAAGGACTTGTACCTATATGACTTTGGTATATTTATTGAGGTTACTCCTGACGAAGAGCAGAAAGCACAACTTGAGGCCAATATACAGGTGGCATTATCGAAAGGGGACATCAACCTTGAGGATGCCATTGACATCAGAGAGCTTAAAAATCTCAAGCTAGCCAATCAGCTACTGAAGCTCAAGCGAGTTAAGAATGCCGAGAGAATGGAGCAGATGATGATGCAAAAGCAGGCGATGCAGGCACAGCAGCAGATGCAGTCTCAACAGATGGCAGCCGAGATGGCAGTGCAGAAGATACAGCTTGAGGCCCAGTCAAAGACAATGGTTATCCAAGCAGAGATAGAGGGGCAAATGAAGAAGATGGAGTTCGAAGCAGGAATCAAGTCTAAGCTAATGGCAGAGGAGTTCCAGTACAATCTAAAGATGCATGAGATGCAGTCAAGTTTATTGACAAGCAGAGAGAATAAAAGAGAGGAGGAGAAGAATAAGCGTATAGGTATTCAGAATACTCAGCAGTCAAAACTTATCAATCAGAGAAAGAATAACCTACCTCCACTTGACTTCGAAAGTAATGAAGATAGCCTAGATGGATTTGATTTAGCAGAATTTAATCCTAGATAATACTACTTAATAAAATTTTTTATAAATTTGCAAATAATTAAAATAAAATCAAATGGAATTTAAAGCAGTAAGAGTATTAGACTCAACAGAACCTAAGAGTGTACAAGAGGTAGAAAAGGAACTTCTTGAGAAGCACGAGCAGTCATTATCGCAAGAAGTGCCGCAGGAAAACTTCTCTGTGTCACAGCAGGAGGTTGAGTTAAGAGAAGAAGACGTTCTTTCATATATAGGTAAAAGATACAATAAGCAGATTAGCTCATTCGATGAATTGATGGCTGAGCGCAACTCAGAGGAGATGCCAGATGATGTCGCTGCTTATATGAAATATAGAAAAGACACAGGAAGAGGATTTGAAGACTTTCTCAAGTTGAAGAAAGATTTCGATTCTGTTCCGGAAGAACAGCTAATCAAAGATTACTTGTTATCTACACAAGAGGGTCTTGACGAAGATGACGTTGAGATGATGATGGATGAGTACAGGTATGACGAGGACCTTGATGACGAGTCTTATATTAAGAAGGCAAAGGTATCAAGAAAAAAAGCTGTTAATGAGGCAAAGAAGTTTTTCAACTCTCAGAAGGAGATGTATAAGATGCCCCTTGAGTCAAGTACGGCAGGTATATCTCAGGAAGAGAAAGAGGAGTTCAATGCTTATCGTCAATATATGCAACAAGCTAAGACGATCGAGGAGGAGAATAATCGTAAGCGTCAATGGTTTGAACAAAAAACCAATGAGGTATTTGATGGTAATTTCAAAGGTTTTGAATTTAGTGTCAATAACAAAAAGCTTAATTTTAATCCTGGTGATGCTAATGAGCTTAAAAAGTTACACTCAAATCCATCAAGCTTTATCGGTAAGTTTATCGATGAGAGTGGCTTGATTAAAGATGCAGGTGGGTACCATAAGGCTTTGGCTGTTGCAATGAACCCTGAGAGGTTTGCCAAGTTCTTTTATGAGCAAGGTATGACTGATGCAGCAGATGACTTTATGCGTAAGACTAAGAATATCAATATGTCTGAGCGTAAGGCAAATGAGACAACGAAGGGGAATGATGGGTTCCAGGTTAAAGCGGTTAATCCTGACCATGGAAAAAGCTTAAAAATCCGCAGTATAAAAAAATTGTAGACAATTAAAATTCTAAAAAGATGCCTAGTGCTTTATTAAACACGCCTACATATCAGTTGCAACCAGCAGCAGAACAGTTGGCTTTACAGACAAACTATATTACCAACTTCAACTTCTTAAACCAGTATCTTCCTGATACTTATGAGAAGGAATTTGAGCGTTATGGTAATAGAACAATTGCATCATTCTTGCGCCTTGTAGGTGCTGAGATGCCTTCAAACTCTGACCAAATCAAATGGGCTGAGCAGGGTCGTTTGCACATCAAATATACTACTTGTACAGCTTCTGCTGTTGCTGCTGGTGTTGGTACATTTACTATTTCTGATTTAGGTGCATTAACTGCTGCAATCCGTGTTGGTCAAACTTTGTTCATTCAGGTTAATGCAACAGGTGCAACCAATAAAGCTATTGTAACAGCAGTGACTGGCTTAGTTGTGACTGTAGCTTTTTACGAAGCTACTGTTAACATAGTGGACACTAATGTTTGTACGATTTTTATCTATGGTTCTGAATTCAGAAAAGGAACTACAGGTATGGTTGGTTCTCTTGATGCTGAAGATGAAATTTTCTCCAACAAGCCAATCATCCTAAAAGACCGTTACGCTGTAAATGGTTCTGATATGGCTCAGATTGGATGGGTTGAGGTTACAACTGAGAACGGTGCTACTGGGTACCTTTGGTATTTAAAATCAGAGCATGAGACTCGTCTTCGCTTTGAGGACTACCTTGAAACATCTATGATTGAAGCCGTTCCTGCTGAAGCAGGTTCAGGCGCTGCTGCTGTATTAGGTGGTGCTGGTCAAGGTGGGTCTGAAGGTATCTTCTACGTTGTAAACGATCGTGGTAACGTATGGGGTGGTGGTACGCCAACATCTCTTGCTGACTGGGATACAATTGTACAACGCCTTGACAAACAAGGAGCTATTGAGGAGAATGTTGTATTCTGTAATCGTCAATTAAGCTTTGACATTGACGGTATGCTTGCAGGTCTTAACGGTGCTAGCTCTGCTGCTGCAACTACTCCTTCTTATGGTGCTTCTTACGGTCTATTTGACAATGACGTAACTATGGCTTTGAATCTTGGTTTCTCAGGCTTCAGACGTGGTTATGACTTCTACAAATCAGATTGGAAGTACTTGAACGACCCAACTATGCGTGGTGGTCTTTCTACGGCTGCTGCTACTGCTACAGGTACAGTAACAGGGCTTTTGGTTCCTGCCGGTTCAACTTCTGTTTACGATCAGATTATGGGCAAAAACGCTAAGCGTCCATTCCTTCATGTTCGCTACCGCGCAACTGAGTCTGAGGATCGTAGATACAAGACTTGGATTACAGGTTCTGCCGGTGGTGCTGCTACTAGCGACTTGGATGCAATGGAAGTAAACTTCCTTTCTGAGCGTTGTGTTTGTACCCTTGGTGCTAACAACTTCGTTCTGTTTAGATATGGTTAATAAGGTGAATATTGGGGAGTGTCTTATGGCACTCTCCTTTTTTAAAAATTAAATCAAATTAAATATATGTCTGAGATAAAAAAAATAGTACCTGTAGATAAGGTATATAGATTAAAAGGGCAATCAGCTCCATTGTCATACACATTGGCATCAAGAAATCATCCAAGATTCCCTTTGATGTGGTATGATGAGAAGAACAATGTAAACAGAGCGCTGAGATATGCGTCAAACCAAAAGTCCCCATTTGAGGATGAGCAGGATGGTAACGCAATTTTAGAACCTATTATCTTTGAAGATGGATTTTTAAGTGTCCCTAAAACAAATCCTGTTCTTCAAGCTTTTATGCATTATCATCCAATGAGCAACAGAGTATTTGAAGAGGTAGATAAGGAGAGAGAAGCAAGTGAAATTATAGAGGACTTGAATATTGAGGTAGATGCATTGATTGCGGCAAGAGGTTTAAGTATTGAGCAGCTTGAGATTATGACAAGGGTACTATTTAGTAAAGACCCATCTGCCATCTCAACAGCTGAGCTAAAAAGAGATATGCTTATTTTTGCTAAATCATACCCAAGGGATTTTATGCAAACCATAAATGACCCTGAGTTAAAATACCAAGGCAAGATTATGTTGTTCTTCGAAAAGAAACTATTGGCTCTCCGTAATAATGACAGAGAGATTTGGTTTACTACACCATCCAACAAAAAGAAAATGTGTTCAATACCATTCGGTGCTGACCCATATGATTTTGCTGGACAGTTCTTACAAAGTGACGAAGGTCTTGATGCGCTAAAGATGTTAGAGACATACTTATCGTAGTCAAGTGAAAATATTTTAGAGTTATAGTAAGAGAGGGTGTAAATATATGCCCTCTTTTTTTTACATTTGTAAAAAAATAGAGAATGATCAACTCAGTAAGAAATACAGTGCAGTCTGTTCTTAACAAGAACAACTATGGGTACATCTCACCGGCTGACTTCAACCTGTATGCATTGCAAGCTCAAATGGAGATATTTGAGGAGTACTTTGCCATATACAACAAGGTTATAAATATGGAGAATGGTCGCATGGCAGGTACCGACTATGCAGACTTAGAGCAACCTATAGCAGAGCTGCTAGAGACTTTTATTGCTACTGAGTTCCTTGTACCAAGCCCTGCGGCATCAGGTTACATAGGTAATAATTTCTTCGCTCCATCACTAACAACAACAGGGTCTGACTATTACTTAATAAATAGAGTCAACTGCTACACTACTGTATTGGCATCAGGAACAAACACAGGTACATTACCTGCGTTCCAATTGATTGATGCTGGTGCAAACTTTGTAGCCTCAGGCGTATCTGTAGGCGATGTAGTTGTCAATACCACTCTGTATGAGGGGGCATTTGTAACAAGCGTGTCAGCCACAGCCCTTGACATAACAGATAATATCTTTACAGCTATAGGTCAAGACTATAAGGTATACAAGGCATCAGCAATTAGCGAGGCTGAGAAGGTGACAATGGGTAAAATACTTATGCTAAACCAATCACTGCTCACTACTCCATCTACTCAGTACCCTGCTTATACACTGGCAAATAGTAATATTCTCACTGTGTATCCAGTTAGCGTATCAGGATACGGTGCTGTGCAAGCAGTATACTTTAGATACCCTACGCCACCAAAGTGGACATACATCTCACTCGCTAGTGGTGAGCCTGTATTTGACCAAACGCAGCCTGACTATCAGGACTTTGAGCTGCCGCTTGAGGATGAGTATAAGCTTGCAATGAAAATATTACAGTACTGTGGTATTAGCATTAGAGAGACTGAGGTGGCTCAATTTGCTATGTCTCAAGAGCAACAACAATCAGCAAATTCATAAAAGATGGCATATATATCAAATTTTCAGTACTACACCAATAATGGCAACAATCCAACGGATGCCAATTGGGGGTCGTATCAGTATGTTAGCCTATTTGACATCGTCAACAACTTTCAGTTGATGTACACCGGCAATCACTCATTGGTCAATAATGAGGAGCGCTATAAGATATTGTTCCACGCAAAGAGAGCTATCCAGGAGTTGAACTACGATGCGTTCAAGGAGATTAAAGTCCTAGAGCTTAGCGTCTGCGATCAACTACGCTATGTGCTGCCGCATGACTTTGTCAACTG